GGAACTTCTGACGACTGACGAATTAGTCCAAGAGTTTTTAACACAGAACCCACACTTTGTTACTGCTAGTCCTTCTGGTAGTGGCTCGGTGTCAAATGTGGATAGAGGGGAACTCAACTCCAGTTTTAAAATTGAGGATTTGGATATGAGCAACGCAAAAGATAGAGAGAAATATGCTAAGTGGCGACAAAAGAAAAACTCTCAACCTAGAGTGATTGGCTCTTAATTTTTTAATTTGTTTTATTTTAAAAGGAGTAATAAATGGCTAATGAAACAACATCAAGTACTATATCAGAACTCTATACTGAGATAGTAGCAGAAGCGTTATTTGTTGCTAATGAGCAATCAATAATGAGAAACCTAGTTAAAAACTACACTATTGTTGGGGGTGGTAAATCTGTTGAAGTTCCTATCTATTCAACTGTATCAGCATCAGCAGTAAGTGAAGCATCTGACTTATCAAACACAGCAGTTAACCCAAGTTCTGTAACTATTACAGCATCAGAAGTTGGAATTATGACAACACTAACTGATTTAGCAAGAAACTCAGCATCAAGAAATGTAGCTGGAGATATTGGTAAATTATTCGGTGAAGCTATTGCAAAAAAGATTGATACAGACTTATCAGCTTTATTTACAGGCTTTTCTACTGAAAAAGGTGGTGGAGCTGGACAAGAAATAACAATTACAGATTTGTTTGAAGCAAGTGCTGAATTAAGAGTAGCAAATGCACCAGCACCTTACTATGGAGTATTTCACCCAAGAATGATTTTTAATATTAAAAAATCTTTAACAAATACTTTTGTGGGTAGAGATACAGAACTTTCAAATGAAGCTATGAGAACTGGTTTTGTTGGAACTATTGCTGGTATTCAAATCTTTGAATCTTCAAATATATCTATAGATGGTTCAGATGATTCAATTGCTGGAGTATTCTCTCAAGATGCTTTAGGTTTAGCAATGATGCAAGACCTTAAACTAGAAACTCAAAGAGATGCGTCTTTAAGAGCAGATGAGATTGTAGCTACAGCAGTTTATGGAGTTGGCGAACTACACGATAGTTATGGCGTTAAATTAACTGGCGACACTTTAGCTAACTAATAACTTATGGGGTGGGAAACCACCCCTTTTACAAAGGAGTACCCTATGGATATGGTAAAATTAGTAAAGGGCGATAGAATTATAGAAAGAAGTAAAGTTGACTATGATAACAACCAAGGTATGTGGAAAATAAGAGGTTGGAGCTTATACGAAGGTAAACCAAAGACACAACCTAAACCAACACCAAAGAAAGAGCCAAAAAAAGAAACAGTAAAGAAAACTACAACTAAAAAGGCTAAATAATGGCTACTACAGAATTTAGTGTAGCAAATTCTAACTTACAAGCTATACAACCAGATATACTAGGTTTTGGTATTACGGACTTTGGCGACCAGTTACAATTTGCAGAAAATGATGTAATTAGAAGAGTAAGAGAGGAATGGTGGGAAAGATACAGACACCAAGTCCGATACAAAGATATTACAAAAATAACATCTGTTGAAATGACTAACAGTAAATTAACTAATTCACAATGGACACAGTCGGTAGTTTATTTAGCATTATGGAAATATATTTATCCAATATTAACAAAATGGCGTGACCCAGATACAGGAGAAGGTAAAGACACTTTCCAAGTACAAATAGACTTTTACAGAGATAGATATGAAGAGGAGTTTCAAGCTGTATTAAGAGATGGTGTTGAGTATGATGAGGATAGTTCTGGCACAGTAAGTGATTCAGAAAAAGAACCAATACATCATTTAAGGTTAGTCAGATAATGGAAGTTAAGGTTGAAGTAAATACTATCAACGTTGTAAACGAACTTAAAAGAATGACTAGAAAACAAAAGTCAGCAGTTGAAAAAGCATTAAACAGAGTTTCTAATATGGCAATATTTATGATTACTAAAAGAACCCAGAGTGGAAAATTGCCAGATGGTGGGCAAATGAGAGCCTATGCACCAGCTACAGTTAGAAGCAGAAAGAAAAAAGGTAGACAGACTGGTATTGTGGATTTAACTGATACTGGTAAAATGTTTAGAAGTTTAGATTTTAAAACTGGTGGATTAAAAAGTACTTTGTTCTTTTCTAATATGGAAAGAAATAAAATAGCATCATATCACGATACTTTCGGTGTAGGTAAAAGTAAAATAACTAGACCTTTTTTCTCTATTGGAGATAAAGAGGAAGATAAAATAAGGCAAGAGTTTACATCAACTTATTTTAAAGAAATGAAAATATGAGCAAAAGAGAAAATATTGCTAGTGATATAATTACTAAACTTGATGCAGTTACCAGTCCTATTGAGTTTAAAAAAATTACTAGAGAACCATTTGAAGTAGAAGAACTTTCAGATGCACAGTTTCCAGCTTTATTTGTGCAATCTGGAGATGAAACAAGAGAAGTATCTAGTATAGGTGATACTGGTGCTGGTAGTTATAGAGGTTCTATTGATTTTTTAATTGTGGCTTTTGGCAAAGGTACAGATAGCAATATAGACACAGTAAGAAATCAATTAATAGAAGTAGTTGAAGAAACACTAGATAATGATATAACTAGAAATGGAAATGCTTTAGATACACAGATTGTTGAAGCATCAACAGATGAGGGAACTATATACCCTTATGGTGGTGTAAGAATAACTGCTAGAGTGATTTATGAATTTACAAGAGGGAGTGCATAATGGCTAAACAAGTAACTATGAAAAAAGGCAACGATATTATTAAATGTTCTGAAGATCACATAGAGCATTTTCAAAGCAACGGATATACTTTAGAAGGTGAAAAAAAAGTTACCAAAAAAAGTGAAAAAGTGTTAAAACAAGAAGATAAAGAAGAAAAAAAATAAACTATAACAAGGAGGTATAAATGGCGACACATCACGGAAAAGAAGGAGTTGTAACAATTGGAGGTACAACACTTGGCAATGCAACTGGATTTACAGTAGACACTACACACGATACAGTAGAAACAACTGCACTAGGTGATTCAATGAAATCATTTTTAGTTGGAAGAGGTACATATACTGCTAGTATAGATATGAACTTTGACGAAACTGATACTGGACAAACAACTATGGTTCAAGGTGCAGAGCTAACATTTGCATTTTTACCAGAAGGCAATGAATCTGGTGACAGAAAATTCTCTGGAACTGGTATTGTAACTGGAATGTCAGTTGGTGTAACTTTAGATGGTGTAACCACTAGAACTGTATCAATACAGGGAACAGGTGGACTAACTATAGGTACTGTGTAACAGTAGTATAGTATGACTGACAATAAAATTGATTATTTTAATGGTATTAGAGATCATTTTAGTGCATTAGATACTAAAATCATTGAAGTGCCAGAGTGGGGATTAGTTGGCGATAAAGCAATCCATTGTAAACCATTTAATATGTTAGAAAAGCAAAAGATTTTCAAAGGTGCTAGTAATACTGATCTATTAGTTTTGATTGATGTTATTATAGAAAAATCACTAACAGCAGATGGTAAAAAAATGTTTACTGGACAAGATGTTTTAGGTTTTAAGACAAAAGCAGACACAAACATCATAGCTGACGTTGCCACAAAAATAATGGGTACTGATAACAAAGATTTAGAGGACAATAAAAAAAACTAAAAAATAATGCTGAGTTGCATAATATCTTTGGGTTAGCAGAAAAACTACATAAAACAGTCGCCGAAATTTTAGAAATGTCAGTTGATGAATTTTACTTGTGGGTAGCATACTTTGAAATTCAAAATGAAGAAAGAGAAAGACAAGAACGATTAGAAAGGGCAAGGCGATAAGTGGCAACTAAACAAGTTAATATAGATATCATAGCTAAAGACAAGACACGTCAAGCTATGCAATCTGCTACTAAAGGAATAAACAGAGTAAAAGATTCTGTTTTTAATTTACGCAATGCCTTAGTCGGACTAGGTGCTGGTTTTGTAGCTAAAGGGTTTCTTGATACTGCAAGAGAAGTAGAAAGACTAAGAGTACGATTTAAATTTTTATTTGCAGATGCAAAAGAAGGCGAGAAAGCATTTAAAGGTTTAATTAAGTTTGCTGGTCAAGTACCATTTTCATTAGCTGAAATTCAAAGAGGTTCGGCAAATCTATCGGTGGTTTCTAAAGATGCTGACGAATTAAATGAAATATTAAAAATAACAGGTGACATAGCATCTGCATCTGGATTAGATTTTCAAACAACTGCCGAACAATTACAAAGAGTATTTTCTGCTGGTATTAACTCTGCTGATTTATTCAGAGAAAGAGGTGTAAGAGAACTATTAGGTTTTGAAGCTGGTGTTCAAATGAGTGCAGAAAAATCTAAAGAGCATATTATCAAAGCATT